CGATGGTGATTGCACCAGTCGTCGAGTTGTAGGTAGGCGTTACGGCAGTGCCTCCCATCGTCACGCTGATGGATGCGGGCAACCTGTAACCGCTTGCCGACTCAATGGTGCCAGTCCACGACGAACCGCTGGTAGCCTCAATGGATGTGCCACTTGCAAACGCAACATTACTTGACCCGTTGCCCAACGATACCGAGAACACGCCCACCGCAACGACTTTCACCGTGATAGTGCCAGTCACATTGGAAACGGTCAATGTATTGCCGTTAAGCGTGTAGGCCACCGACTGACCCTTGGAATTGGTGACGCTGATTGTAGCGCCCGTTAAGGTGAACCCGCTGAGGGCCATCAGTTGCATCGTCAACGTCTGCCCTTCGACAATCTGGCCGTTGGTGGTGTTGTCGGTAGCAGTGCATCCCGACAGGTTCTTGACCACGGTCGCATAGAATGTTCCGCCCGTCCAGTCAATATTACCAAGCCCCTGCGTCTTTGTGCCAGTGAAAGCCATTGCAGCCAAGTCACTGATTAACGCATTGACCTTTGCCCAGAGAGCATCGACATTGCCTTTTATAATCTTACCTAGACGGGCGGACAATGCCAATTCTGCACTGTTTGAATCGAAGTCATTGGAAATCATTGTTACCGGGTCAAGGCCGACAGGGACCCATGCGCTGCTGCCCGCATTCCATATCATCACCTTGCGCACGTCACGGAAGGCGTAGATCGCACCCGGGTCAATCTCAAACGAGTGGGACGACGAGGACGACACCTTGATGGCGATTCGCCTGGTTGTGCCGGATTCGTAGTAGTAGGTCTCGCCTACCGCCACATTCTCGAACCTGGGGGTATTCCTGTAGTCGATAACCACAGGCCCTCTCGAATCGGTCAACTCAACCATCTCCCGGGTCGTGGAGTTCCAGATGTACGAGTGCCCGGTGTGCAGGTTCACATAGACAACACCAGGCAGCACTGAGTAGTCACCAGTTTCGCCCGACACCCTCAGCACCTTGTTGGTCTCGCTATACACAATATCCTTGTCGTGTTCGGTATAGGACCAGGTACCCCCGTCGATATTATCCAGGGTGTTACCCATCGACGCGAGGCAGACGATGCGCGACTGTCGCCACCGGATCAGGTTTCTCTCGAGAGAGACATAGTCGTTCAGTATCTGTTGCAGGGTCTCGGTGTCCACGAACTTTGCGACATGCTGGAGGATGTTGATGAGCATCGTCCCCACGCGCATCGCCGTGTTCTCTTTCTCCTGGTCGGCGTCACGGATTTCCGACGCCTGGTCTAGCAAATCATCAATAGCAGCCATATCATTAATATCTTTTTATTGCAAATTTAGTCGGCTGGGCGGGCTCGCAAAAAGACATCAGAACAAGATGTAATCCCCAACACGCTGTGCCCATCCATCAGACGGCCTCCGTTTCTTTGGGTTAATTGTCGGTTGTAGCGTACTACGGACATTCTCCAGCGCGTCACACACCAGCGCCACGCCCATCTGGCCCGTCAACTGGGCCATCACCTCAGCCATCTTCATCACCGAGCCATACAGCGGCGGTATCATCCAGTCACGGCGTTTGCGGGCTTCGCCACTGGTGTAGCCACCACCCCACCCCGGGCCACGCTTGCGGGGTTCGTCCAGGCGGTGCTCCTCTCTGTACTCTGCGCCAAGGAACGGCAGGTCTCCGCCATTGCTGTGGATATAGCCGTAGCCCACACCCAGCGCCTGGTATACGCCGTACTGCAGGAACTGCATCACGATATGGGCGCTCATTCCCTCGTGCTGCACGTCCTCTGTCATCGACTTGGCCAGTTCGCCCGTGTCATAGATCTGCAGGTCCAACTGTTTCTCCCGCCAAATCTCGATCATCTTGTCGCTCCAGCCGTCAATCCACGTATCGATATCGCGGGCGACCATTTGGGGATCACGGTTCAGGGTATCCATTGGTCGGCGTCAAATGTCAGGTCGACAGGTTCGTTCACCTCCACGCGGAAGTAGAGGCCCGTGCAGCCGTTCAGGAAATACTGCCCCAGTTCATTTGTCCTCAGCGAGTCAGTGCGCAGGTATATCATCTCATTCGCCAGGTCATCCTCATCGATGATCATGCGGGACATCAACTGTTGCAGCAGTTGTCGGCAGGTGTTCAAGGCGGCCTGATAACTCCCCATCGACTTGAGGTTGTATCGATGCAGTAGGTACACCATCAGCACGCGGGCGTTGAAATAGCCGCCGTTGCGCTGCCGCGAGATGCGCCCGTCGCACGTGTCATCCACACACATGAAGGCGCTGGCCGTGCGGAACCGCTCCAGCATCCCCTGCAGTCCGTTGGGCCCAGAGCAGGTGCAGAACTGGAACGGCTGCGCCTGAGCCAGTTTGTTGTGGGCATGCAGGCCGCGGAAGTAGTTGATATAGTCAAACAGTTGTCTAGCGTTCATTTCTTTTTCATCGATTTTTTGAAATCCTCGGCCTCCTTGGCCTTGGCATTGAGTTCCGTCAGCGCCCTCCAGGTATCCATCGCCAGCACCTCCGCCTCCTTGGTGATGTCGCCGCCGGTCAGCGCCCTGATCTGGTTGTCCATGACGGTACGCATATCGGGGCTATCGTCCCCATCAGCGCCGCCCATGGGTTTAAAAAAGTGAGGAAACAGGACAGCCAGCATGCCTTTCACCTGGGTCCACCACTGCAGCACCATCAACTGTTCCCACGCCTCCAGTTTTCTTTCCAGCCCGGGATAGAGTGTCGAGGCCAACTGTTGCACCGCCTCCTCGGTGCGCGACATCAGCACGCCCTGGTAACAGTTCTCCGCAATCAGGTAGGAGGAGAACTTCACGCCATGCAGGTCGGCAGGCAGGGCCGTCACGCGCTGCCAGTCCTTTGACGTCAGTTCCTGCAGGCGCACCGGCACAATGCCCGGCTCCTGAAGCCAGGACAACTGATCGATCACCCACGCCATCTGCTCGCGATCGACAAGGAACGACAGCGTCGTATCCTTTCCCTCGCAGACGGCACGTACCTGGCAGCGCCAACCCCGTACCTCGCGGTAGGATATTTCCAGCCCCGTGAGGTGCAGCAGCACCGCCAGCCTCGCTTGCGACGGCTCCGGGTTCCGCTCCATGGAGCGGAACACCATCGCGAGTTCGCGCTGTGACAATTCGTGCCAGCCTAGCGGCAGCCCAAACGATAGCCGGTTCTCATCAGCCGAAAAAGTAGGTCGTATCATCTTTCTTATTCTCGTAGGGGGTGAATGTGTTTGCCAGGTGGGCGGTGGACGACGCATAAGCCGGGAACGACTCCAGGCGCTGCTCCAGGAACTCCACCAATTTCGACATATGGAAACGTGCCACCGTGTTGTCGCCAGCGACCTGGGCGCCGATAAAGACAAGCGACCTCCGGATAGCCTCCGTCTGGTCGGCCGTCTCGGCGCACGCCAGTTGTGCGGCACACAATTCATTGTGCAGCGCGTTAGAGATGTAGTGCTGCAGAACCTCCTCAGCGGCGGTGATTCGAGGCCGCATCTCCATCAACTTCGTGCGGTGTGCGTCAGTCACGCCCATCAAGGGTAACTGCCGGTGGGCATCCCACACCAGCGACGCGAGGAAGAACAGCGCAGCCTCGCCCGAAGTCCGCCAGGCCTCGCGGCGGCGCAGCGCGTCAAGCAGTGTGTCGATGGCGTCGTCACGGCTGTCACGCACAGCCAGGCGCAGCGCCGACACCCTGTCACGGCTCGCCGGGGCCACGTTCTGGTTACTCACCACGCCAAAGCCGTTAGGCGTCAGTACCAGGTCAAGGTGCGGGATCGCCTCATACAGCGCCTCCAGGCAAGCCACAGCCACGCAGCGCTTCTCTAATGCCGTGTCGGTATCCAGGTTCTCGCACAAAGGGCCCACGATACCGCACGCCAGGCGTTCACCCTCCTCCAGATAAGCCCGTACACGGTTGAACACCTCATCGTCCGGCATAATCGCCGACGGGCAGAAAAACTCGAAATTCTCACGGGAGATATCCATCATTCAGTAGTATTATTCAGTGAAACCTCTTTCGCGTCACCATGTTGATCCAGCGTGGTCAGCATGATGAGCGGCACATCCGGCTCGACCTCATCCTGCCAGCCGTTATAGAAGATAATCACCTGGTGAACCTTCAGCATCAGGTCATGCCAGGATTTCTCGAGCGACTGTTTGAGTGTGAACAGTTCACGCTTGTCGCTGCCCGAGTTGTTACTCTGCGACTTGCCGGGAGTGGCGCCCACCAGGTTAGGATGGATATTGTCACCGTAGCACGTCATGTTAGCCGCCTCCTGGATATCCTCGCTCCAGTCGCCGCCCTCCTTGCCCGCGTCAATTGTATTGATGCGTACCATGCGGTTCTCGTTGCCGTTCGGGTCAATGTAGTAGCCCGTGATCCACACCTTGCCGCTATTCTCGATGCCAGCCACGAAGTTCTTGATATTCTCCTTCTCCTTCTTGATGCGCTCCCGGATCTTCAGCGGGTCAGAGATATGCTCCTCCTCGCAGAGGTGATACCAGAAATCCTTGTGCACCTCCACCTGATATTTAACGCTCGCATGATTCTTCAATTTCGCCTTCTTGCCGATGCCGATCAGACGCTTGATGTCAAACCAGTCGCCCCTGAAGATGGCGGTGTAGTAAGGCACGGGATAGTACTGCAGCCCCGGTGTCGGATAGCGCACCAGGATAGCGAACTTGCGGGCCATGGTACGCTTGCGGGCCAGGCCGTCGGCACCAGGAGCACGGCCCATCAGCACCTCCAGATGCCCCAACGGGTTCTTCTCATCGAGCAGCATAATGCTCTCGATATCCGATTTCTTGGCCGGGTGTTTGCGCCAGTTCGCATAGAAAACGTGGTTGATGCGTCCATGGCTGTCGGCCTGCTCGAACCTGCAGTAGCAAGACTCCTTATGTCTCACCTGCACGATGCGGGCACCATCCTTGGAGAGGATGATCACCGCTACCGAGAAAAAGAAATACTTCATGTCGGTAGCCTGCTCCAGGAAGAACTCAGGCAAAGAATTCTCCATCATCCAGCGTTTGATCTCGGCATTCCGGGTCGGCTTGCCTGTCTGGACATCCTTGTACTGCAGGCCTGAGCCATAGCACGTCAGCACATTGAAGAATTTGTTTTGAGACATGATCTCATCCCCGCCTATGAGGCGAATCATGTTATACGGCAATTCGTCATCATGGCCAAACGGGATGTAGAAAGTTTTCGGGAAATGAGGCAACGGCTTCGCGGCCGGGATGCCATCCTCGTCAAAGATGTCACCGCTGTCCGTCATCTCGCTCATCTCGGCATCCACCTTTGAGCCCTCGATGCGGAATATTTCCCCCTTGGGGTAAGGAAATGATGTCTTGTCCAGTGTCATAGGTATATCGAATTATTGTTGATCTCAAACAACGTCACGTCACGGAATTCGCGGATAACACCGCTCCTGGGCAGCCTCACGCGGTGAGTGCCCCGACGCCAGTGGCCACCGATGCACACCGCCCCCTTGTACTCCAGGATATCGCCCGTTGCCAGTTTCCACAGCCTCAGGTTCACCGGCTGGCCGCTCTCCAGCAGCAGTATCGCGTCCTTCAGGTGAAGCACGCCCTTAGTTGTATGTTTCGTCGAATGTGTCATCAAAAAGTCTAGGAATTGTCGGCACTGCAAGCAGCGGCAAGCGCGACGCGCGGCGCCAGGTGAAATTAAATGCGGGCAGATGCCCATCCTCATCAGTGTATTTAAGATCCTGCTCGAGGACAACCACGGCGTCGCCGGTGACGGCACCCTCATCGAGCAGCACAACCTCGGTCGAGCGCGCCAGCGAGCGCATCAACTGCACGCCGCCCGGGCGCAGCGGCCCCGTGTAGGACTTGAACGTCTCCTGCTCATCGATTCTCAGCGGGCACTGCACGCCGCCGATCTGGACAAACTCGCGCGTGATTGCAGGGGCGGTCTCCACCATACCCGTGAAGTAGCACGGTTCCCACGCCCCGAAGTCATTACGCATCAGCAGTGCCGTGTCATGCGTCGCCGTCGGCGACACGCGGTAGGCCATCGACCGTTCCCCGGCGCGCACGGTGTAACGCACAAGGCGGCCTTTATCCTCGTCCACGAGCAACGACGGCGAGCAGTCCACTTCGTGTACAACCCCCGCAGCGAGGGCGCTGGCCAGTGTAACACTCCCAAGTACGCACATCCCGCCGTCGTCGCAATAGACGCACTCGGCCACCACATCCACCGAGGCAGCCGGTGAGAGCAGCGTAACCATCTCTTTCCGGTCCGGGGCAGTATCACGCTCCGACATCACCGACGACAGGAAATGCCCCGTCAGGAACACGTCAGCAGCCTCGCTCACGCGCACCCTCGACCGCACGACATGAAATGTCCGCGACTCGCTGCCGACGGTGAAAGTAAAGTCGGCCACAACCCCGGCGATCAGCGGCTCCAGCAGCCGGTCCAGGTCGAACACCCTCACCACGCCGTCAACCGCCATGTAGCGGCACGACAGCAGGCGATCGCCTGCCGCATCGGTCACCACCAGCGACATCTCGCCAGTGGCTGAAAACGCCACCACCGACAGGTCGCTCACCAGCATATAGGCAGATGATATGTCACTGTAATTAATCATGACACAAAGTTAAACACAGCCCCGCCTCGATTAAAAGACAGCATAAAAGCAAGGAGCGGCCATCACGGCCACCCCTCGCCAACTTTTAAATCCTATCATTATGAAAAATCATCTTTACAAATCGCACTCCACAAAGGTAATATATATTTTTGGTGAACCAAAAATATATCGTAGAAAAAAAAAGCGGCGGCCACCACGCTGATGACCGCCGCCCGCTCAAGAAAGAAGCGCTACTCCACGCGCTTAAGGGCCCAGGTGGGATGCACCGTGGCCACACTAACCTGGTAGCCCAGCCGCCACATGATCACCGAAATCTCGTTAATATCCAGCGACACCATATCACCCAGCATCTGCTGAATTTCTGCCGACGTCATGTATTCAGCGTCATCATCCTCGTCACCGGCAGGCCGCCAGTGAAGCAGCCACTGCAGCAGCGGCATGAGGCTGGCCTGGGAGTCACCGGCAGCGACAGCGCTGATGTTCTCGTTCAGCACGTCAAGATAATTATCGTCTCTCATTCGTCACCTCCTTCCTCTTCCATCAGGTCCAGGAAATAGCCGATGGCTTTGTGGTAGCGCCTCAGGTCGCGCAGCGTGGTAAACTTGGCCTGTCCTGCATCTTTATCCAGATCCACCGTGTAAACCTTGCAGCCAGGGTCATCAGGATCGTCAGGATAGATGTCGCGCGAAATCGTCACCTCTATCTCATGAGGATACGAAAAAGTCACGCTCTTCTGTACGGTTATGTTCCGCTGGCTCATACCGCCGCACCTCCTTTCTTCTTGTTCTCGAAGTCGAGCCCCGAGAAATCCTGCCTGATGACGCACTTCTCGCCCCAGGCGTTCGTGTACTTCATGTTACCGTGGAAGGTGCCCATGGTTTCCCATCGGCGCATCGAGTCGTTGAAGCAGCGCAGGCTCACGCTGCCAATCTCCTCAGCCAGTTCGTTGCCGGCGTGACGCGCTTCCGTCCAGTCACACTCGATAGTGTTCACCTTGCGCACGCCCTTCCAGAACTCGAAGTGTCTCAATTCTTGTCTCATCGGGCACCTCCTTCCTCCGGCTCAAAGGCGAGAGTGCCGGACTCCTGCTTATCCATGTCAATCTCCCCGGCCAACTCAGCAAGATAGATCGCCGCAGCCTTGGGCTGGGAGGTTTGGTTGGTGGGGTCGCCGCAGTAGATGGTGATCTGGCAATGGCCAGGGACACCGGAATAAGGCTCAACGACCAGGGCTCGAGCCCTTGACTTGGCATACTTGCGGTCGAGCAAGCGGCAATGGTCCTTGATGGCCTTGATTAAATCCTGAGTAGGCTTCTTGCCTTTGATCAGATGATGCTTGAATCGCGATGCGTACAATGACGCTTCTTCTCCTTTACGGTTCGAGGCCTTGTAGGTCACTACCTCGGTGCAGAAATAGATCTTCATGCCGCACCTCCTTCCTCTTGCTGGCGTGCCTGGCGGTTCTTCTCGACCGCTTCCAGGTACTGCTGATGAAGATCATCAGCCTGGTTGATGTAGTGCTTGTTGATGGCGCGACGCTCCTCAGCGTTATCTTTGCAGCGGTTGTCGAAGGCTGCCTCAGCATCGTTCAGAGCGGAGACCATCTGGCGCTCGAGACCGATGACCTGTTTCTGCAGAGCCTCGATGCGGTTGGTGAAGTCCTCAAGGTCGCCCATGCCGGTGGTGTCGGCATCGACGCTCAAGGCGTGGCGCAGGTTGGCCCGCTGATCATGCAGGTGGGCAATCTGAGTCTTGAGGTTGAGGCGGCGCAGGCTGAAGTCTTCCTTGATGCGTACGCGCTCCATGCGGTAGGAGGTCTTGATGACCTTGTGCCGCTCATCCACCTGGGCCAGTTCGTCTTCCTTAGCCTGGCGCAGGTCCTTCAGTTTGCGTGAATACTGAGCCTCGAGTTGCTGCGCACGCATGGCAGCGTCCGAAAGGATGGGGTTGCCGGTCATCATAACCGCTCACCTCCTTTCGTGATGTCGATGGTCAATGTGACGGCCAGGTGCAGCACCCAGGCCAGGGTGACCACGGCGGTCATGGCGGTGTGCTGCCCGCTGATGAGCCAGCAGAACAGGCAGATCACGGCCACCAGGGCCAGCAGCGTGTTGACTGATGAGGAAATTGCAATTTTTGCAAACGTCAGCAGCGCCTTGGCCGCTGCTGTGGCCAGCGCCTCGATGGGCGCACTCTCTCGGTTGATTTGATACGTTGTGTTCATAACACTTGTTGGTTGTTTGGCTATGGGTGATATAAAGAAACGGCCACCCGTTCCGTTGTCGCCAAACAACCAACAAGTGTCATCCCGAGGGAGCGCTTTATTGATCCGGAAGGGCAGCCTTTCTATGGGCTGACTCGAGCACAAAAAAAGCCCGAGGTTTTCGAGCGTATCCGACGCTCCACGGCGATGACTAACATCGTTGGTTGTTTGGCATCGGCAAATGTACAGCGAAAAAAAATAACCCGCCAAATTTTTGACGGGAAATTTTCAAAAACATGCTGTAAAACATGTTTTACTTAATCATTGTTATCAAACAAACCGCCATCTTCACGCATTTTGTTGATATCATCCACTGTGCCCAGCACCTGAGGCCGCAGGGCGGCTATCTTCTGTCGCACCGCTTTCATCTTCACTGGTGGCGTGTCCAGCAATTCGATATACAGTGCTATGAGCCGCAAGGCTTTGTCCTTGGGATGAAGGGCGTAGCCCTGCTTCACTCGCGTGATCATTTCGGTCACGTCTGGCTCGACAGCCTCAAGTTCTGCCTGGACATGAGAGAGAAGAGCATCTCGATCATTTGCGGCCACATCATAGCCCTGAGTGCGCAACCTGTCGCGCTGTTCCAGCAGGTTGTCGCGTCTGAAACGCAACATCCTGTAGTCATTAATACGGTCGATAATGCTTATAATTTCAATCTGTTCCATGCTCAAGTATCTCTTTTAATTCTGGTTCACATATGATACGGATGTCGTGGCCCTTAGCCCGTAGATCCTCAATTTTTTTGACCTTGCTGGGTCCCGCGCCGTTGCCCATAACGACCACCGTAGTCTTGCCTGATATGGCGGTATTGATATCCGCACCCAGACACTGGAGACGTTTACCCAACTCATTACGGTTCGGGTACGCCTCAAAGGTACCAGTAATCACGACCGAGGCATGGAAGAACGGGGTGGACTGGTCTGCCACCTGGTCATCGTCCAGCGGACCCAGTGTGGCGCGTTCATAGGAACGGTTTACCTTATCCTTCATCACGCCTTTCAGACCACCGACGCCCACCGTCGACACGACCTTGCCCTCATGGGCAAGCAGCACTTTTGCGCAAGCCGTAGCATCATCCAGGGCATCGTGATGAACGCCCATATTAATACCATACTTGGCGCAACATGCTTTCAGATTAAGTCCTGTAAGTTCATAGGTGCATATATTGTTATCTACATCGATACCCGTGAGATGGTAATAATCCATACAGTCACGCAGCACATTAATATCCATATTGCGATTATGGCACACGATTGGCAAGTCGCCAATCAATTCGCGGATCTGTCCGAACAGCATTTCAAAAGTCGGTGCATCCTTCACCATTTCGGGCGTGATGCCATGAATGTCAGTATTAAGTTTAGTATACCGATCAGGAATAGGCCTAATCAGCGAATAGAACTTCAAGGTGATAACCCCGTCAAGCACAACCACAAGGCCAACAGCACAGGCACTGGTGCGGGCTGGAGTCATGATCTCGAAATCAATGGCAACAAAGTCTCTGATGTTCATAAACCTACAATTCAATAAAGTTTGACACCGCAAAGATAATAAAAATTATCATATACAAAAACGCGCCCCTGGACGCTGATGGGCGACCCAGAGGCGCTGATGTGGGAGCGAATTGATTGGAACGATTAAAAATGTTTTCTTTAGATTGTGTCGGCAGCGCGACGGATGCGGTCGCTGATGTCATAGAGCGCGCTCTTCAACTGGCGCGATTCATCGGGGGTGAAGCCTCCATTGCTGTCAATACCATCCAACTTGTGGTAAAGCCATGAACTGGATTTCTTGAAATAGGTCATGGCAATCTCTCTCCAGGATGTCAGCAGCAGGATGTCGTTGAGTTTGGTACGCATTGTGACGGTTTCTTGTTCATTGTTCATAATTGGTTAATTTTTTGCAGTAAGTAAGTATTTTTTCATAACAAACCTTTCAAAAAAGAGCCGCACCGCATCCTTGATGCGGCTCTTAATTAAAGGATAGCTTATTCAAAGCCAGGTGGCGTCGCAAGTTCATCAAAGATTTCTTGCGCAGACTGGATGAGCCTCTGATATCCGTTTGGGTAGCTCTTTCGAGCCATCCTCAAAATCTCGAGAAGGTCATCTTCTTTGTCAGAAATTTCTTTTAACATAATGTAAATGATTTAATAATGTCAAAGATCTCTTAAGACAATGCAAAGGTAATACGAAAAATCGTATCTACCAAATTTTTTGATACGAATTTTCGTTTTTTTAAAAAAAATTGAACCGGGCTTGCGGGCTCGGCTCAATAGGTGTCTTAAGTTTCTGACGTGGAAGAATGAGGCGCTGCAAAGTAAATACTATTTTTCGTATCACACAAACAAACATCAAAAAAAAACGACAAAACATGCTCGAAAACATAAAAAATGCGCCCCGTGTCGGTCCTCGATGGGCGGCACGGGACGCAGCAGCATGGTAACTGGTGGTGTCAAACAGAAGTCACCATTATTCGTCTCATGCGATGCGTGTAAACACGTTGATCTGGCTCTGGATGTCGCGCAGCGCGGCATTCAGCGTCTCGCGCTCCTCGGCACTGAGCGTCACCTGGTGCCCGTTCACGCTGTTGCCGTTCAACCGCTGGCACAGCCACGAGCGCGACTTGCCAAAGTAAGTGCGAGCAATATAGCTCATGTTCAGCGCTTCGGCCAGTGGCCCCAGTTCATCTCGCAGCAACTGCTCGCCCAGGGCGTTCTCCACGCGGTCCAGGCCTTCACCGGCACTGGCCATCAGCCTAGAGGCCAACTCGTCAAGGCGGGCCTTGTCCTCAGCCGTGACGGCGGCAGCAGCCACCTCGGCAAGATAGCCCATCGTGGCCGGATCATTCGTGGCCATCATCTGCTCCAATCTCTTGATCTTCTCGTCCATATCTCTTGATTTTTTGTGCTGGGGGCTTGCGCCCCCGGCACCGGTTCATTGTTTTTCTAATTCCTCAATCAGGCGTTTCAGGTTGCTGTATCGCTCCAGCAGTTCGTCCAGTTCCCGCTCGTTCACCCTGGCGCCGTTCTCCAGCAAGAATCTCACCATCTTGAGTTTCAACTGCACCTGGGTCAGTTCGCTGTGGGCAACCCTGAGCACCTCTTTCATCTGTTCGTTCATCATTTCGTTGATTATTGGTTTAACTTCTGTTTGACGATGCAAAGGTAATAAACATTTGTTTATTAACCAAACATTTCAGCACTTTTTTTCAAAAAAAAGCAAAAAAAACGGTGGCGGGCATCACTGCCGGCCACTTCGTCAAACTTTATTGTTGTTATGTATTATGTACTGTCGGCACAAAGGTAATATATATTTTGGGAAAGCCAACAATATTTTGATGGTCAAGCACAAAAAAAAGCCCCTCGGTGTGAGGGGCTGACCAATCAGTCATTCTTGCTGTCGCCCGTCCGGGTGACGGCAAGGAAGACGGCGGCCACCACCGTAGCGCCCAGGCTCTCCAGGTGCTCAACCATGTTGGCCAGGCTGCTGCCCTTGGTAATCACGTCATCAAAGATGACCACCTTGCGGCCGTTGAAGAACTTGGCGTCGAATTTCAGGACAGACACCTTGGAGATGGACTTGCACACCTTGTGCTCGTGCAGAGCCAGTCGGTCGCCCTCGACCTTGATGTGCTTGTAGGCATTAGCCATCCCGGTTGTCTTGCAGACCTCGCCCGCGAACTGTTCGTAGCGCATACAGGTTTTCTCCTGGGTGCTGGCAGGGATGCAGACCAGGGTACAGTCCTCGAGACCGGGCAGGTTCTCATCGAGCGTCCTGCTGACCCACTGGGCGACCTCACTAGAGGTGTTCACATCGCCGTCCTTGAATTTCCAAACCTTCTTGCGGATGCCCCAGGCCTGTCCTGTAGCCTGCACCGAGGTAGGGATGTAGGTGTAACGTGCTGCCATGAAAATGTTGTCGTTGTTGACAAAAGCGGAAGTGTTGTTGATGCGTACCATAATAAAGAATGTTTTAGTGAGTTAATATTTTTATTGACACTGCTTTGTGGCGAGCGATGTTAGTGACTACCAGCAAGGGTTGGACGGACAATTACTACCCCATCCGGGGCTGGAGAATTGCCCAGGACAACTCGACATGGCCCTTGCCTGTCACGTGTCGCCGCAACTTTGCGGTGGCAAATAAAAAATGACTCACTGGACATTTATGGTACGCATCCACCTCACGGCAGCCACAACGGCACCCGATACCAGGCAGCGGCATCCCTACCCGCCAGAGGCGGCCACGGGCATCCCCATCACGGCAGGAAATCCACAGGCGGCAGTGCCACAGCCCAGAGGGTCAGAGCCGATGACAACCAGCCCCGAAGCGCCCTAATCTGCAGCCCCCAGGAGAGAGCCAGCGCCACGGCAATGAGCGGACGACCACCGCTGATGAGCGACCATGCCACACATCAACACGGGGTGAGCGCGAGAGGGGAGCAAGTCCCAAGGTTCCCGTCAACATGGTCCTTCACAGCCCGCATGGTGCAACCAATGGCACACTACATCATACCAGAGAGTACGGGGCCAGTGGTGGCCATTCTTTCAAGTATTTGAAGGAATGGAAAGATTAACGCCTACCATATGGACAAAAAAAATGACGCGGCCATCACTGGCGGCGCCATCCCTTCTTATAACCAAAATCCAAAATGTATATGGTAAAAACAAATCACGAATGTTCTAAAGGCTGCTGGTCACACCCATCGAGAACGCCACCTTGGGGAACCGCTCACAGCCGATGCACAGCGTGTCAAAAGCATCGCTGCCGTCGGTGCGAGCCTCAAGTTTGTCCTCCTCGGTCTCGGCCAGTTTCTCCCCGCGCTTATCCTTGCCGCCGTTATACACCCCGGCGGTCTGGATCGACACCAGCAAATCCTCGTTGTTCTCACGGTTGATCATCACCTTGAGTTTAGACTTGCCAGCCAGCATGCGGTTGATGAGCAGTTGTTTCTCCAGGTGCCGCATCGGCTTGCCGATATACACGTCGTTGACACGCCAGCCCCTGGAGCGGAACGCCTCGATGATCACCCACTTGAAATCCTGGTCATTCACAGCATAGTTCGAGCCTAGAGCCGTACTGTCATAGTAGAAAACGACCTCTTTGCGTTTGTGGTGCCTGTAGTAGAGACAGAAGTCACTCACCAGTTCCGGCAGTTTGCGCTCAAACTTCACGAAGAACGACTTCAGCACCAGTAACTGGCTACGGCGGGGCTGTCCCGCCACGA